CCCCATCGTCTCCTACCAGGTCGGGCTCCCCACCATAACGGTCCTTGTCCAACACCATAATTTACATATGGGTCAGATAAATATACAACACGATTTTGTCTTATTCTTCGTGGTTTTTGTAGCAACATGTATATTATAACTAAAATAAGAATGATTATCAAAATTTGCGCTAATTCCATATATAGTAATAATTTATAATAATTTTCTATTCGAAAATGATTATAATTTTATAAAGTTATTAATTGTATTTAAGGACAGCAGAGATAAAGAAACTCATTAGTTCAAAACTATTATATTAAAAGTTTTTTCCTTAATAAACTTAGTTGGAGTATGCAAGACCACCCATACCACTCATGACGCGAAGGACATTGTAGTTGGTAGCGTATACTCGGACTTTGGCTGTTTCGTCTCCACCGATAGCATTCGTGGAAAGAACCAATTGTAAGGTAGCATTATCGATTCTAGAGAAATTACATGTTCCCGAAGGTTGGTGCTCTTCTGGCCTTAAAGCGAACGAATAAACGTTAATTCCAGTATCGGGGTTTCTGGTGTGATGTTGGTATGGTTGCACCAAATCGAAGTAAGTTCCTTCACGTTCAGAGAAGCGGTCTTGTCCGTTAAGTTGAAGTTTGGCAGTAACGACTGGATTTTGACCCCAACAATGCATGTTAAGTGAAGTTTCAGCAAGAACGAATGCACCAGCATCCGATACCATGGAATCGCCAATTGGACTAATAGGGAATGGAACCGACAAGGCAGGAACAGAGCAGTTAGTGCCATCAACGGTATTTACTTCTCCCCATTGGTCAAATCCATTAGGGTCAAATAATCCATCCGCACCGGGGTCTTGGAAGAGACCACGGGATGTAATGAAACTACCATTTCCTGCTCCGGTTGCACTACTAGTAAGTTGTTCATAGCCAGAGAATGCACCAAAATGATTAATAAGAGCATCAAGGGCATCCGTGTAATTAAATGGCTGGGCGCCAAGTGCGGCATTCAAATCACGGTCTTTCAAAAATGATTGACAGTAGTCAACGTTTTTGTCTGGTTGCACAACAAAGACCAATTCTTTACATGGGTGATTAAAGTTAAGTTTAATCTTATTCGACGAGGAACCAACCGATTCATCTCCAGTGAATTGCAATTGTTCGATAAGATATTCATGTGGGTTTTGTGCCATACGTCTGCGTTCATCGGTATCAAGGAAAACGTAATCAACGTAAAGTGAAGCAGCAACCAAAGATTTTTGGTATGCGGCGCCATCTTTTACCGATGAACCAGTTTGAATTACAGGGCTTTGTGTGCCACCAGGCATACTAGTTAAATCAGTTACAGCAAAAAGAACCTCATCAGATGGTCGAAGTTCCAAGTTAATCTTAACTTCGTGGTATTGCAAAGCAATCAAAGGCAATGCAAGTCCGGGGTTACGACAGAACCAGAATTGAAGTGGAACATAAAGCGTGGTTTCTGGAAGTGCGTTACGTGGGGCACATACTGCGGCTGGAACTTCAGCTGCGGCACAGGCACTATCAACATCAGCAAATGAAGGGTCAATCAAGAAAGTCAATTGAGTAGTTTGACCAACCATTTTATTGTAACCACGTTCTTGTTCAGCAGTCAAGGTAAGCTGGTTCCAGATGTGCATCCAGTCACCATATTGACGGTCGATACGTTGTCCTCCGATTTCAACTTCAACCATCGAAATCAATTGTTCACCAGGGTAGTCCAACCAACGTGCGTAAGTTTTTTCACAAGTTGCAGGTGCTACTCCACAACATCCTTCTTGGCCAATCTCTGGGAGAGTGACTTGAAGGTAGGTGCGGTATGCAAGATCACCATTTCTGGAGATAGTACATTGGACACGGCGACCGAAATCGGCTTGTCCATTGAAAGTTTGTTCAATAGATTCCATAGCAAAGTTAGTGTGTCTGCGGTAGGTCACCTTCCAGAAAGTAATCTGAGGGTTTCCTGTAAGATAGACATCTTGTGCGCCATAAGCTACGAGCTGCATTAATCCTCCTCCCATTGTTATACTATTGCTAAAGAAAAAAAAATTTTGATTTAATAATTAATTATTTATTTTTTATGCTTTACAACAAAAAAAATAAATTATAATCTCACATCATAAATCGTGAGATATTAATATTACATTTGATTTATAATTTTATTAATATCAAAATTATTTTCTAAAAATTTTTTTAAATAATTGTCTAAAAATACTTCTTTTTTACCTTCGTGATTTTTTGTAAATATATAAACATCGTTTTTTTTGTTTATTTTCCATCCTTCTTCTAAAGCATTGTAAAGAAATGCCATTTTATGTAGTTTAATTGCATCTATTTGTAAAGTATTATTGACATCTTGTTTAATGTCCATTAGAGATTGGAGAGAAAAGTAATATTTAATTTTAACTTGAATATTCACTATCTCTAGTTTTGAATATTGTATAAAAAAATTAACAATTAAATAAATAAGTTTAATATATATAATGCCCAGTTTTAAACCAAAAGCTAATAAAAAAATTCTAGGATCAAAAAAAACAACAGTAACTGTAGATAGTAAACATCAAGAGAAAATGACTGAATTTAAAAATATAGAGAACAATATAATACCTGAATTGAAACAACAATGCCAAAAATTAAAAAGAAAACTACGAAAAAAGAATATAACACTTGACCAACGATTAGATATTAATGATAAGTTGAAGAAGAATAAAAAACTTATTTTTAAATACGAGAAAGAAAAAAAGATATATTTGTTAGATAATTCTAAGTATATTTTTGATTATTATGAAAAGAAAAAAAATTTAGCAGGAGGCAGTATTAATAAAACAACAGTTTTGCATTCTTTTTTTAATAAAAAAAATGAAATTCAACAAGCAAAAAAAGATGAAGTTACTAATACACAGAAATATCTTAATAATATTGATGATTCATTTCTTGATGTAAATGATTATATACAATCACACGAAATTTGTAATAATTGTAATGGTGAATTAATACCTGTTGAGTGTGAAGGAGTTATGATATGCAATTCTTGTGCATACCAAGTATCCTTTTTAATAGAACATGAAAAACCATCTTATAAAGAACCTCCTAAGGAAGTATGTTTTTATGCATATAAGCGAATAAATCATTTCCGCGAAATCTTAGCTCAATTTCAAGCAAAAGAAACTACACAAATACCAGAAGAAGTATTAACAAATATTACTCAACAAATAAAGAAAGAAAGAATTACATTAGCTCAAATGAGCAATAAAAAAGCTAAAGATATTCTAAAAAAATTAGGATATAATAAGTATTATGAACATATTCCTTTTATTAAAGACAAATTAGGAATTAAACCACCTCTTATGAAACCCCAGTTAGAAGAGACATTATGTAATTTATTTATGGATATTCAGAAACCTTATGCTAAACATTGTCCAGATGATAGAGTGAATTTTTTGAATTATTATTATGTATTATATAAAATGTGTGAACTACTCGGAGAAATACGATTTTTATCTTTTTTCCCAATGCTAAAAGATCCAGTAAAAAGAATAGAACAAGATGAAATTTGGAAAAAAATTTGTCGTGAACTTCATTGGGAATTTATACCAACAATTTAATATTTAATCCAGGAGTATAATTATTAGTTAAATTAATAATTATATGATTATTAGTTATTTACATACGAGGGAAACCAACAAGATTCGCACCCATGCCAAATCCTGCTCCGGAACGTGCAGAACCAGCCATTGGAACATAAGTATCTAAAACACTAAATGTAGCAGCAGCAGTTAATGCAACGAGCATAACTTCATCAAGGTTCATCGAGCGCTTTGGAATAGCATACGCTGCAATTGCGACCATAATACCTTCAATAACATATTTTACGATGCGTCTGACGAGTTCGCCAATATCTAAAACATTACCTAATCCTCCGAGCATTTTATATAATTCATCAAGAAAAAAAATATATATATAAACAATAAAAACTTAAAATAAAATATATAGAAATAAATTATAATGTCAAAGGAAAATTTGAGTTTTGAGAGACAATTTAATCCTAATGGAACTAAAAATCCTAAATATGTTGATTTATTAGAAGAAGATAAAGCAATTGCTGGACAAAAATTCACTTGTATTAGTTTTGTATCTCCAGAAAAAATTTTGAAGAGAAAGGAGTTATTCTTTTTCGAAGAATTCCTAAAACATTGGGATTTTACTAAATCTACGCAAAAATTTACACAGTTTCTAAATTTTATGTCTTTTAAATATAATTTTAATTTTGATGCGGTAATGGCTGATTTTCAAGAATTCACACAATCAGAAAAAGATGAATTGGTGAAAACATCTATTGATGATGATTATAAAAATTTCTTAGATGCTAAAGAAGATGACCTAGAAATAGAATTTATAGCCCGATATAATTTTCAAACTTGCACACGTGGTATTAAAGTTCGAGGATCTTACCCTACACAACAAGAAGCAGAATTAAGATGTCGCATGTTAAGGGAGGTTGACCCTAACCATGACGTATTTGTTGGACCAGTTGGTATGTGGATGCCATGGAACCCTGAAGCTTATAAAACAGGTCGTGTTGAGTATCTAGAAGAAGAGCTAAATCAACTTATGAAAGAGAAAAACTTAAATGAAAAAAGTGCTAAACAAGAGTTTGAAAAGCGTATCAAAGAATCTAAAAAACAAGCTATTGAAGAAAATAAAAAGATAGCTTTACAAAGTGGTAACAAACTTACACAAAATATAGACAGTGAAGGTAATTTAGTAGGCATTGCAAACATGAATACAACGGAATCTGTTTTGAATTCATCAGAAGAAGTTTCATCGGCAGATATTCGAAAAGAATTATTCGAAGGCGCTAATGTAAGAACTCGCACCAGAGACAAAGCATTTAAAGAAGCACAAGGTTTAGATATGGAAATAAGTGAAAAAAAAGATGATGACGATAAATAATTTTATAAATTGATTTATATAAAATTATTTATATATATTATAATACTATGACAAGCAATCAGAATCCTATATGTAATTTTACATCTAAGTTACCTCCTATGAGCAAAATTAAGAATATGAAATTATTGAATTCTTCAGAGATTAAAAGTGAAAATAGTTTACAAAATCCTTTAAAACAACAAATTAAAGATACTAAACAGAAAAAACAGGAAAAAAAGAAAAAAAAAAGACGTTGTGAATTAGAAGGATGTAAGAAGAAATTGTCATTGATTGAACTTGAATGTAAATGTGGGAAAAAATTTTGTAGACAACATATGCAGTTAGAAAAACATAATTGCACTTTTGATGTTAAAAAGCATTATAAAGAAAATCTAATTAAGGAATTGGGTGGCGGAGAGATTGATAAAGTATTGGATAGAATGTAATTTTACCACCTACTTTTCTTAACATTAATTCGAGGTCCCTTTCTTTGTGATTTTGGATCGTATAATTCTTCTTCATCATCAGAAGCCAAATCTTTAGACATTTCCCAAAATTCTTTTGATCCTAATTTAAAGTCACGATGAGGGTCTGCTTTATACCAAAATATTTGGTCATCTAATTTATTAGATTTTGCATTATTGGATATAACTAGACATTCATAATTTTCAGTACATTGATCCATTACTTGACAAAAACTTTCAAATGTTGGAAACATACCTGCATAATTTTCATATATACGTTTCCTATTATTGATATAAGGTTCCCTTAAAATAAATGTATAATCGATATTTGTTCTTAAATTTGGTGGTACCCCTAAAGGGTATTGCATTGTAATAACCAACATAATTTTCCAATGTCTTCCATTCATAAAAAGTAATCGCATTAATTTATCTCTTGCCCATGAATTATCATATAAACAGTCATCTAGGATAACGAAAGCACGCCCATCTATATTTGAACGACCATAAGCAGCAACTTCTTTATTAATTTGTTTAATTACCATTTTCTGTCTTTTTAAAATATTCTCTATAATTGCTGTATTATACTCTTCATGAATAAATAACTTCGGAACCATTTTGGCATAATAGCCGTTTCCTGCTTCTGTACCGGAAATAACAGTTCCTATAGGAATATCTTGGTGATGATATAACAAATCTTTAACTAAAAAAGATTTACCTGTATCTCGGCGCCCTATTAAAACAATTACTGGTCCATGAGTTTCACTGGATTTAAATATAATATTTTTCATATCGAATTTTTTTAATTCCAAATTCATAATACTTTTTTTTTATATTATAAAAATTATTAATTTACGCATAAATAAGTTTAAAGTATTTATTATTTTTGTCATTAAAGAATAATGTTTGATTTATATTATAAAAAAAATGATAACACTGCCCTTTTTAAATCTTTGGAAGAACTTGGTATATCAAAAGTTCAAAATTATATTCCTTTATATAAACAATTCTTTTCCCTAAAATCTTCAAACTATAAAAATTTAAACTTAAATCATGTATTTCATATTGAAAAAGTTAAAAAAACTCCGAAACGTAATAAATTTGTATGCACAGTTAAATCTGATGTAAGACAAGAGGAAAAATTATGTTTTTTTAAATTCTCTCCACTTTTGGATTCTGTGAAATATATGGTCGGAAAATATGAGAATTTAGGAGAACAAGAACGCACAACACTGCCAGAATTAGAAAATAGTAGTTGTCATAAAAAGGTAATGGACCCTAATAACTCAGCTTATGTAGATGGTTTTTTTTCTTATCTCACTAGCCAATTACATCATAATTGTTATTTTCCACATGGATTAGATTTCTTTGGTTCTTTTTTAGGAATTCAAAAAGAATTTGTAGTCAATGTAGTTGATGATTTAGAATATTTACATGATTCTACCTATTTTCATAAAAACCAAAATAAGAAATTTAAGTTAGAAAATATTGAAATGGGTATGTTAGTAGATTTTGATACACGAAATTATAAGAAAAAACTTAATATAGGTAAAAATGTTAGCAATAAAAGTATAAATACACTTAAAAATGAAGATTTTCAAGATGTTTTCTATTTATCTGATGTCTCAAACAATAAACTCCCAAACTCTCTAGATTTAGTATTTGAGTTTAATTTGCCTAATAGTAGCCAATCCAAAAAAACAGATTCTACTTGTTCTTCACGTTCCTCTAATACATGTTCATCATCTTCTAATTCAGATAATGAAGAAAATGATTCTGAAGAAGAATCAACTTCTATGTCGGAAACTACTTCTAGTTATGATTCCGATATGGAAGTTAATAGTATTATTTATGATTTTCCTATACAAGTGATTTGTTTAGAATGTATGGATGGAACACTTGATTCACTATTAAATGACGAAAATGAAATGGATAATGATGAATGGCGCGCCTGTTTATTTCAAATAATTATTATGTTGATAATTTATCAAAAAGTATTTGATTTTACTCATAATGATCTTCATACGAATAATATAATGTTTCAAAAAACAGATAAGAAACATATATGTTACCGCTACAAGCAAAAATACTATAAAGTTCCTACCTATGGAAAAATATTTAAAATTATAGATTTTGGTAGAGCTATTTATAAATATAAAGGAAAAATGATTTGTAGTGATAGTTATCATTCAAAAGGAGATGCAGCTACACAATATAATTGTGAACCCTATTTTAATTCCAAAAAACCGCGATTAGAACCTAATATGAGTTTTGATTTATGTAGATTAGCATGTTCGTTGTTTGATTATTTTATTGAAGATATGGATGAAATTGACCCAATGGATTCATTAGCAAAAATAATTATTGAATGGACAAAAGATGATAAAGGTCGCAATATTCTTTATAAGAAAAATGGTGATGAACGTTATCCAGATTTTAAATTATATAAAATGATTGCTAGAACTGTGCATAAACATACCCCACAAACCCAATTAGAAGGGTCTTTTTTTAATAGATTTATAGTAGGACGAAAAAAAATTGGAAAAAAAACTAGAATTGTTGATATAGATAAAATGCCAAATTTAACTGAAGCTTAACTTTAATTTATACTATTATACTATATGGGACTTATATTTGCAGATCAATATAGTATTTTACATTTTTCAGTAGGTTCTGTTGCCTATTTCTGGAATATAAACTTTATTACAGCTATTGTATTACATACTGCGTTCGAACTTATAGAAAATACAGAAACTGGTATGCAACTTATTAATAAATATTTTATTCATCCGGGATATTTTAGTTGGCCTGGAGGTAAAAATTATGCAGATAGTGGAATAAATATGTTAGGAGATACATTTTTTTTCGCTTTGGGTTGGTTCATATCAGCATGGCTTGATGTTATTGGCACTAAATATAAATGGTATGAATCTCATCCTTCAAAATGAAAAACTAATAATTTAAAATATTTAATGTAATAAAATTGAATTAAATATTTTGATTAATTAATTAATATAAAAACAAATCATGCCAACGAGAAGTGGAAAGAACTATTTAAAAACCAAATTGTGTAAATGTAGTAAATTTTATATACACAAAGATTTTGATTATAAATGCAGTATTTGCTTCAGAGCTGTTTCTGGACAAATTTCCACTACTGAAGTGTATATTGAAAATTGCAATAAATGGGCTGAAAAAAATTGTGTAGCTAGTAATGAACCCTCATTTCAATTATTAAAACAAATTTCAAATTTTAAAAATGATATATTGTTGTATAATGTATTACGACATACTTATAAGACAACCAATAAATTCTTACTTGCCAAAGATGCTATTGAATTATTTAAGGATAATCCTACATTGAAACGAGGACATATAATAGGTCATATAATAGGTGATTGGTGGAATATTATTAGTGGTGAAGGTAAATGGCCACCTTTTATGGCTTGTTATTATGGTAATTATAATGAACCTCCTGCTTTCAGCACTACCGTTCCTTCGCGAATGCCATATAGTTTACAAATGAAATTATGTGACTAAGCATATAAATAAAACATTTGATAAAAATGTAATATTAATTTAAAATTAAAAATCAGGTGGCGATGTAAAAACGGTAGGGGCACCAGTTATCATTTTTAATGGTTGTATTTGGCCTAAAATAAAATCTCCGCCTATAACGCTTAAATAAAC